TTCTTGTTTAACCGGTGCAGAAGCAAATCCGCTTAACATTACTTCCTCTTCGAAAGCTCTGTCAGATGTTTCAGTAGCATAAATCTCAGCATGCTGATTTTCATATCTACTGTACTCCAGGCCGAATAAAGCATTCAAACCTGGCTCTAGTTCTTTAACTAGTTGTGATCGTGATATTGCCATAGTTATTCTCCTCTATTTATTATAGGCCTGTTCCACTTCTGTAGAAGTGATTGTTTATTCTAACAAGAACATTAGCATTTGGATTAGCTGTGTCCGAGTTATCTGGATCTTGCGAAATGTCAATCGCCTGAATGACGAAAGTAGTCGCTGTTCCAGACACTGAAACATCTAATTGTGCTTTTGATATTCCTGTCGCAGTAACACCAGTAGTGTTAGTAACTGAGTAGTTTTTAAAAAGATCTGCTCTAGTAAAAGCCTCGTCTGCATCAACCAAAAATACTGCGTCTGGGTCATCGATAACAAATGCCGTAATGTCATCTGCTGCAATTCCACCAGGGTAGAAATTTTTGAAAGTCGGCTTTTGAGTAGTTGGATCTGTGTAAAACACTCCGTTAAAAACGCCCACTACAGCATCAGATGTGTTAGCACCATGCTTCTGAATATTACCAGATGTTAGTGGTTCCACTAAATCACCTTGATATATTGCAGTCGCATAGCCACTAGCAATCGTGTATCTGTTTTGAGCACCTACTAATGGTGTACCGTCAAGTTTTCTGTATGGTCTTAGACCAAACTTTTCACTTACGTTAGCCATAGTTGTTTTCTCCTTATATGTTTATTAATCCAAGCTACTTAAGTAGGTATCGCAAAAAAATTATTTTTTACGAGAACCGCCAAAGGTAACTCTAGACTGCCTTTCAATATTGATCGGCATGTCCGGGTGTTGTTCCTTCATAAGATCTCTGTCTATCGCGTCCGTTCGGTCTTGAGTAATTTTTCTAAAATACTCAGCACGTGACTTCAATATCTCCAAAGGTATCCTTGCCAACACAAGGCCACCAATTCCGACTAAACCAGCATGTTTTCCTTCGTGAAGAACTGGATACTCGTTTGGGCCAATTTCACTTAAAAGTGTTTCAGCTTTAACAAATTCCCAACCCTCTCTTAGTTTTTTAGATACATTAGCTGCATCTTCAAAACCTGCAGTCGCAGTTCTTATCCACCTATGTGCATAACCCTGCGGGGCAGCTGGCGCATCCAAACTGGATGGTGGAGTCCAATCTTTTTTACGAGTTTCTTTCTGTCTCGTAACAGACTCGCGTGAAGTTTTGATTTTTTCCATTTTATGCTCCTTCCTTCACGTATTTTGCGTATTCCTCTAGTGGCACTCCTAATTTCTTAGCAATAACTACCTGTGATTTAGTGAGTTTCACAGACTTGCGTCCCCCTGATCTTCTACTAACTGAAGCTACATTTTGGACGGGTGTAACTTTAGTCTCCTCTTCAGTTGAAGATTGAGCAAACTTTTGAGGGAAATACTCCTTCATACGTTTGTTGATTTGATTATAATACTCATCAGAATCTGAAGCAACCCCCTGCTGAATTAAGTCTTCATGAATACCCATAGCGGCACTCGTAAGAACTCTATCAGTTCCAAACCACTCGTTGTCCTCTGCCCATTTTTGAGCTTTCTGACTAATTGGTGGTTGTTCCACAGTTTGTTGTTGAGTCTCTGATTCGCTTTGTTTTTTCTTAGCCTCTTTTTCACCAAGAGACATAGAAACTTTTTCTTTCTCAACCGCTAATTTAGTTAAGGCATCATTAGCCTCCATTATTTTATCAGCGTCTTGAGATTCAATTGCAGTTTTAAGATTAGCTTTTACTTGATCTCTTTGAGCATCAATTCTTGCATCATACTCTTTTAAGTAATTAGTATCAGTCTCCTCAAACCTTGATTGAGCAGTTTCATACTTATCTTTAAGACCTTTAGCATAATCTAAAGCTGCTTTTTCTTTTCTTTCAGCTTCTCTTACTTGAAAAGTAAGTTTTTTTATACGTTTTTGAACTTTGTCAGAATAATCTTTTAATTCACCTTCGTCTTTGTTTTCTTTCTTCTCTTCTAACTTAGTTTCTCTTTCGTTTTCAAACGATATGTCAGTACCATGATCTTTTTCTTTTTCATAAGTTCTTTTATCGTTGTGATCTGTATATCCTAAATCAACGTCTTCCTTTGGAAGTTCAGTCGCTTCAGGTTCTTTCGGTGTTTCTTTTATTTCAACCGATTCTTCGTTGACACCATCTGTGTCTAACTCCACTTCGGGAGCTTTACTTTGTTCAACCATATTTCCTCCTTAGTAATGGTGCAAAATATCACGTGGATTCTTAATCGTGCTTATGATTTCATCATCATTTAACACTCTAACTTCTCCACCTTCTATCTTGAATCTTGAACCTGCATACCTACTAAAAATTACCCAGTCATTAAGTTTGCACCATGGCCCAAGAGGAAACTTATCTTTGTCTCTATAACAAAGGTTTCCCATCTTAAGGATAAGACCACATACGGTTGTCATCTGTATGGTTTCTTGTGTTGTATCAGACAGTAAAATACCACCTTTTGTTTTTTTAGGACCAGCATAAGGTAAAATTAACATTCTATACCCCGTTGGTGTTGGTAGTCTGTCTAATAGTGAATCGTTGATCGCTTTCGGATCAAGAACTGTAGAAATTTGCTCCTCTGGTTTATACGAGTCTTCTAATTTCTCAGTCCGTTTCGGTTTCTCCGTGGACGTTTGCATCTTTTAACTCCTGTTTGTTCAGCAGGTCTTTCAGTTCCTGTTGCAAATCTTCTAAAGATTTGATTTGACCCCTAACATATTGTAGTTTCTCTAGGGTGTCAACACTATATATAGCGGCTGTTTTAAGAGTTTCAAGTTGCCTTTTAATTAGAGATTGTATTTGAGTTACTGTAAACGGTTCCATTATGTCATCCTTTGTAAACACATTTTGCTTGCACCTGAACCTATGATATTAAAATTCCAATATGCTAATAGTTTTGCAATATCTTCTATTACATAAGTTCGAAAGTCGTCAAATATAAATCTAGTACCTTTTCTAGATTTATCTGCGAACCATAACGCTTCTCTTAAAACATCTTGTGTTTTGTGTGGTCCATCAAAATAAACTAAATCAAATATTATATCTTTAGTTGAATTTAGTTTCATATACTCGATATCTGTGCAATGTTCCAAAATAAAATTTTTGTTATCAGCAAAATCTTTTAAAAGTTGAACTCTCATTGCATCACTATAATTTGATTTATATTCCGGAGACTTATCATAATGTTGATATGTAATATCGCCATACGGGTCTATTCCAATATGCTCATATAAAACATCACCTATTCTAGATTTAATAGCTAACATAATTACTTGTGATCCAAGTCCTTCTCGAACCCCTATTTCACAAGTTTTTACTGATTTTGGTTTTTCATAAAAAGGTAAAGTTTCGCACCATATTTTTAATAATTCATATTCGGTGCTATCACCTCTAATTGTCATGAGAGGACTATATTAGTTTTTTATGATTTTGCAAATGTTTTAACGTTTGTAGGTTTGCCTCCTACGCCTTGTGCTTTAGCTCTTTTCCTTGCAACGGCACTCCGTCTCTGGGATTCTGTCATCCTGGCCGCTTTGGCAGCAGGGACGCACTTTGGATACTTTCTTTTTGATCCACTCGCAGATTTTCTTCCACATTCTCTAAATCCTCCTCCGGGTTTTTTAGATCCAATGTCTACCCATTTTTGAGAGAACCATTTTTTTAGTCCACCCTCTTTCATGTACTGGACGTTTTTTTGCATTACATTAAATCTTTGTAATAGTCTGCCATTCCACCAGCCATATATCCTTTTGCAGGATTATTAAGCTCAGCTTTTAAACCACCCATTTTTTTCTTATCGACTTTATTTTTTTTCTTTTTGTCTAATGCCTTTTGACCAGCTGCACCTGCAGCCGCTGCACCTAATAATGAAACAATAGCCTTAACTCTTTTTGGTAAAAGTTTTTTACCAACTTTTTTAACTTTTGATGCTACATCGCTTTGAGATGGAAGGAGTGATTTAGGGCCGGCTAACATCATTCTTCTTTTAATAAATGATCTTGGATCAGCTATTGGTTTGCCCATACCTCTAGCAAACTTACCTCTCTTAGCTCCAACCATATTAGCTTTTTGAATTCTTCCTAATGCAGATTTTGAACCTGCAGTCATCATTGCGCCTTTTGCTGCTGGTTTTGGTCCTCTAAAATCTTTTCTCTTTACACCAGATGGATCTTTAATTTTACCTGCACAAATTTTACTAGCATATGCGTTAGCGTATGCTGACGGATATACCTTAAATTTTCTTTTAGCTGCTGCTTTACCTCTTGGACATAATTTTGTCATTTTTTTCCTCCGTTACGAAATATTTGTGTACCCTTTATACCATATATTGATGCTACAACCAAGATCCACAGGTTAGTGAACCATGAAGGGAGCTGCGAAAACATCTCGAAAAACAATTTTACCTTGTCCATCGCAGTTGGGTCATCTGATATAACTGCCCAGGCAAGCACCAACACGGGCAAACTGAGAATTATTAAAACTGCCTCGTCCTTCCAGTCAGATTGTCGGGCTTCTAAGAGTTTTCCCTGGTATTGTTCCTCACCACGGGCCATACGTTCTGCATGCATCAATTGTGCATCAGACATTGCCATCTTCGTCTTCTGCTTGTTAGCGTAAATTTTACTTCCTGCGCTAACTGCTAATTTTAAGGCACTCAACCACATTGTTGTATTTCTCCTGTCTTCGTTTACACATATAACTTATCATTTTATCCAAACTAGTTCTAGCCCCTTTACCATTGATACGCCATCTCCAAGTATTTTTATGATGGGCTTGTCTTTTTTTACATAAATACATACAGCCACCAAAAAACTCATAAAATCTAGCAACCATATCTCTATCTGTAGTTTCAACTGAACAAGCTAAGTATTTTTGTTTTTTCCATTTTGACCAAATGCCAAAACTTCCCTCGCCATCAAATACACCAGCTAAAAATATTAATTTATTTTTTTCTGGCAGACTTTCGTAGTCTTTTTTTATCATTATTAGACCTCATCATTTTCAAACCTTGTGGATTTGGTCCTTTTTTGGGTGGTGGCCCATACTTAACTCCTCCACTTAGTCCTTTTCTAACGTTGCGTCTTTCTGATTGCATTTTTTCCTGCTTTAAATATTGATGCTACTTTAGTTTTACCCATAACTTTTGCCCTTTGTTCTCCAACAGTGAGTATTTGTATTTTTCTTGCAAAAGGTTTGTTTATATTTTTGACTTTTCTTACAGTTGCTGATGCATCTGCGGGTGTAGCAAATTTTATTCTTACTGTATCTCTTGGATTTTCATCTGTATACAATCTTCTGCCCGAACCCTTGGGCTTTTTACCAGTTCCTACCTTAGGATCTTTATTTTTTCTCAAGTTTTTGCCTCGCGATGTCTAATCTTTGTTCAGATTGTTCATCTTGTTGTTGAAGTTTATCATAATCATATTGTAATCTACCAGCTTCTCTTTGATTCTCTTGATCTTGTTTAAATCTTGTCTCTTCTGCTTTTCTTTGCATGTCCATAGCTCTTAAATCAACTTCTTGTTGTTTAATTCTAACTAAAGGATCTTGTTTTGCGGCATTTGCTTTCATTTCTGATTGAACTAACTCATTTGTTATCTGCGCTGCTCTTTTTGCAACCTCAGAATCAAAAATTATTCTAAATGCTTCAGGATCTTGTCTCTGCATTACTGCCATTTCTTGATCATCAGCCATCATTAATTTAACTTCAGCTCTAGCTTTGAACGAAATATGATCTGAAACGTGCGATTGTAGTAAAGCATAAACAGCGGGGTTAATTTGAACCATTCTTGAATTCATAAAAGCCATGTGTGCAGTCAAATGTGCATCGTGATCTTGAAATTCAAACGCTGTAAGTAATTGCATTTGTAATGCACGCGCATTTTCTTTGGCAGGATCCATTGGTTCCGGCTGTTTTGGTGCAGGTTTTAACAAACTTTCTATTTGTTTTGTTCCTAATGCTTCATAGACACGTCTATATGCTTCGTGAATGTTGTGAATTCGTGGATTTGAGCTTGCAATTTGTAATTGTGTTTGTGCAAGAGTCACTCTTTGTGACATAGACATAATATTTGGGTCTGCAACTGGTAAAATATCAACACGATTATCAAAATCTGACGCTTTTATTTGTCTTGGGCCACCATAAACATCATAAGGATACTCAGGTGGTAAAAATTCTGAACAAATTCTTGCTAAAATTTTAAATTCTAACCTCATTGCATAATAACAACGCTTGTGAACACCACTCATTACACGCGATCCTCTTTCCATCAATGCAATTGTAGTTCCAACTGCTCTATTTTGAAGATCGTTACCTATGTTTGAATCGGTTATTGCAGCAAATTTTTGTCCCGCATTAACTACGAAACCTAAAAGTTGATATAAAGTTGTGCTAGGTTCTGTAAATGGAAGATTAAAAAATTGATCTCTAATATTTCCACCTGGTGCATCTACATCCCTAAACTCTCCTGGTTGTATTGGTTGGTCATCATCTCTAACTCTTATACCTCTAGACTTAAATCCAGCTGGTAAATTTTTTAATGTGCCTGCATCTATCAATTGTCTTAAAGATTGTGTTGCAGCTAATGATAAACCACCAATCATATGCGTTAAACCAAAACCATAAAAACCTAATCCTGGTAAAAATTTGTAATGAACGAAATATTCTATTCTAGTATAATTCAAATCGTTTGGTCTATAGTTTCTATAAATAGATAAGATTTCTCCAGACCCCTCATCAATAGTTACAATGTAAGGAATTTTAATTTTTTTTGCTTTGTCGTCAAAATTTTCATAATCATCTAAATTTAAATCTACATGCATTTCAAGAACTGTGTGTAAGTAATCTCCTCCAGTTCTTTTTATACCCTCGATCTCGTTAATTTTCTTTTGTAAAGCATCAGGTTCAGAATTGCCCTGTGTTAATTCAATATCTCTGTAAAAACCAGCAGCTTGTTTTTTAATAACATCGTTCTGTGTCATTTTTAAAACGTGAGTTATTCTTTCACAATCTTTTAAATCTGATGCATAATACGGAACAACTAATTCTTCAGCTGGTATAAATTTAGAGACAGGTCTTGCAAGCATTGCATCGTAATATATTTTTTTAAATGTTGATCCTGATAATGGTAAGTAGAATAACATTTGATCCATATCACTTGTGTATTCCTCCATCTCTTCCATCAACATATAATTCATATATTCTTTTACTCTATCAGCTTGTTGTTCAATAATTGGTGTATTAAGACCAACTACTTGCGTTCTCACAGGTCCATCACTTGGTATTAATTCTTTGTATGCTTGAGCTTGAAATTGTGTAACTGATTCTGCAAGTAAAGGGTGAGTAACATTCGATGCTCCTTTGAAAGGTCTAGTTACCTCTTGATATTTTGTTCCTAATAAATCAAGTCCCCTAATGTATGTTTCTTCCCACTCTTTTCTAGATAATTTATCTTTTTTGTACTCTTGCACTAACTCCATTGCCATAGTTTTAAGAGTTCTCTCATCCATGGTTTCTGCAAGATTTGCATTAAAATCATCTTGAGGTCTTTCCTCTATTTCTTCTTCACCCTCTACAATTACTTCAGGCGGTAGGCCTTCAGGTTGTTCTTGGACTTCCTCTACCTTATCTTCTTCAGTAATGATTTCGTTATTCTTTTCTATAGCCATGCTCTATTGTACCCTATTGGTTTAAACATATCCACCACTAAGCCTCCTTTGGCCTTATAGGTTTTTTGTGTATATCTCATTAATGGAGAGACCTTAACGGCAAACGCATCAAAATACAAGTTTGGATCACCATCTTCTATAAATCTAAATCCTGTCATTTTAACATCACTTGCCTCCTCATGAACTCTACTAAAGATTTTTTTACCACTAAATTTATGCTCCTCTGGGTATGTCATCTCTTTTTTAGTAATATATTTATAAGGTTTTTTTGGGTCAGATAAATTTAATTTGATAGTTTCTGTTTTAGAATCATAAAATTTAGCAGCCCTTTTCATAAGATTAGCCATTATGGAACTACCTTTATTATTTATACCTTTACCGTTGGCATAACCATAAAATCTTTCATTACCTGCTTTATACCCTTGTCTCATACTTAATCTTTCAAAGGGTGCAACGGCAACATAATCAATATTTTCTTTAGCTGCCTTATTTAATAAATATTTTAAAGCATGATCTCCATATTGATCTGCTTCGACCATAGGAAAGTAATCCTTCCTCTTTGGATTTTTTTGTATGAAATTACTTATTTTTCTTTGCACATCATTTAAAATTTGAGCGTTTGCATTAATGCCAGAAATGTCTTGCTCTGATAGTGCCTTGTTTAATCTAGAACTTATTTTTCCTCTTTCGCTTATTAATAAATTTAACTCTATATCTGCATTAAAAGGATTGATTCTATTTTTCCCGTCTAATTGTTGACTCTTACTTAAAACTTTTGCAATCTTTTGATTAGCATCAGATTGCACTTCATGTATCAATAAAACTTTTTTTCCATCTGGTGTAACTCTTGTATCAAATCTAACGTGATATATTTGATTTTTACCCTGTTCTGAAAAATGTGCAGGCGATGTAAAAGCGTTTTGATTTGTTGGTATTTCCTCATCAAGTCTAAATATAGTTTCCCTATAATTTTTACCACCAGGTAAAGTATACGCCTCCTCTTTAGCATATTGTGTTTTATTTTGTTTGTTTGTTACTTTTGCTGCAGCTTCATCAACTTCGCCAATTATTCTATTTAAATTTTTAAAATCGCTTTGATTTATATTTGTGCCGTCTCTAGCTTTTCTTACTTGATTTTTAAATTTTAAAACAACTGAATTTACAGTGTTTGCATCTGTGGGTGCTGTTCCTTTTAAAGCTCTCAATTGATACGCTGCATCAGTTAAACTAAGACCTATCTCACTGCTAGGGTATTTTTTTGCAATATTATCTAATTGTGCACTTATTGATTTGGATTTCGTAATCAATTGTTCAATGGCTTCGTCAGGTACACCAAGCTCTACTGCTTTTAATCTGTTAATTGGATTTAACTTAATCATTGAACCTATTTCATTTGCATCAAGTTTTAATCCAAACTTCTTAGCAGCAAACAAAAGACCGCCAGTCAAATCACCAGCACTATTAAATACAGCTAAATTAGTATCAAATAATTCATCAGCGGTAACAACAGCTTGCCTACCAGCAAATGGTCCACTATCATATGTAAATTTTTTAGGCTCTCTTACTTTTCTTTGAGCGGCTTTGCCAAATATTTTAAAATTTTCTTTTCTTGTTGATGTTAAATGATTCAACCATTCATCAGCTGTGTATCTACCAGGACCAATCTTCATTGCCCAATCATAAGTGGAGGAACCAAAAGCAGGGGCAACGTCATCGCCCATGTATAATGCTTTAGTTTGTTTTCTAACTATTGGAGGATTACGTAATTCTTTTGTAGCTAATTCTAAACCAGTTTCTTGTGGAGCTTTTTTTTCGTATGTAAGAAGCTTTTGCTGTTGTCCGGTAGCCGGTGTCGCTGATTCTTTTTTGCCTTTTAGAAGTCTTTTCCCAAGTTGGAATAAACCTTTGAGGGACATAAATCCCCCTTAATACATTTTTGTAGGTTTGTTTCTACCCAGTTTGCATTTTACTTTCACAGATTTACCTGCTTTATAACCCATGGGTCTCATCATCATACCACCACCCATCATGCCTTTCATTTTTTTCTTATATAGATCAGCAACAGTCTCTCCTGGCATAACTCCAGCACCCATACCTGGCATCTTAACTGATTTTTTCTTTTTCATTTTGTCGAACATTTTTTTGCCTATGACACCTAATGCCATAGCACCCAATGCTGCTTTTTTTACTTTGCCTGGTTTTAATTTTTCATCTTGAAGACCCATACCTCTGCCTTTTGCTTTTTCTGCTCTAAGGATTTTAAAATCTTCTGCATCAATTTTATTATTTTTGTTCTTGTCCAATTTAGCTTGGCCACCTGATAAATACATTTTTCTTTTCATTATACCGCCTTTTTTCTTTTTCTTCACATCTGACAGTCTATTCCTTAAATACATTCTAGTCAATCCGTAGTCTTTTTTTGTGCCACGTTGAACATCCCCTTTATACAAACGTTCTAAGGTTGGTAGTGGACTTGGCATTCTATCAGATCTAGTTAACCCCGCAGCCATTCTACCTTTCCTACTTCTAACTCTATGTGTTTGAAACGATTCTCCTATCTGACTTTGTTTTTTAAAAGGAACTAATTTTACCTCTGCATCTTTTACTCGTATATTGTAAGCTTTAAGTGATTTAGTTTCGCCTCTTTTTTGTCTGTTTATTTCTTTTCTAGTACGTGGTGTTTTTTTTCTTTTTAGTCCAGCTTTAGATGTATATTCTTGAATAGTTGTAGGTGATAATTTTTTACCTGATGTCAAAGCCTTTTTCGCTCTTGCCATTTCTCTAGCTTTTTTGGATGCAGATTTTAAAACACCAGCAAAAGTTCCTCTAAGTATACCTACCATTAATAATATTTATATTCTTTTTCTAATTTAAAATTGGGTTCATCCCAATCATCAGAATAAGTTGATACAAATCCTCCTTGTCTGTATCTTAACACAGCTTGTGTCATACTATCAACATAGTCATCAAATTGGCCGTTTGGAAAAGCTGCGCATTCTTCAACAACTTCTTGAGCATAGTTTTGATCTAAAGGGGCATATACCATACCCGATTCAAAAACAGGAGCACAACTGTTTATTCTAGTGTGTTTATCTCTACCTCTTGCAGGCACGTAATCGATGACCGGTATCCCTGCTCTCCTTAGCTCATGTATCAAAGGCTGCCCTGAAGCTTTAGCCTCAATAATTACAGTTTCCGGTTCCCAGTAATGATACTGCTCTAACGCAACATTTTTTAAATCTGGAAAATCATATCTTCCCTTGTGTGCATCTAAAAGTATAATACATTTTTCATAACCTTCTACAGGTTCAAAAATACCCCATGTAGTTATAGCTGAATAGTCCGCTGATTCTTTTTTAGAAAATGCTGTATCGTAACTTTGTATAACGTGTAAAAGTTTTGGTGTATATTCTTTATCCCAATTTTGCCACCACTCGCGTTTTATGATTGCACCTTCTTCTGAAGTAGGATCTTGCATGTATTGTGCATTCCAATTTTTTACGGACACCGAAGCTTTGACAGCTTCTAAATCTTCTAATGACCAGTATTCAGGCCATACAGGATTACCGTTAGGAAGTATGGCAGGGAACTCTATAACTTTCCATTTGTCAGCCTTAGGTTCTGATTGTGCCTTGATGAGCCTTCCTGTTAAATCATCTGTAGCCCATCTTGTCATTACAACACAAATTCTTCCACCTGGTTGTAAACGCTGTCTAGGTCCTGATGAATACCATTCATATGCTCTGTCCATAGCAGAATCAGACATTGAGTCTTGTTCAGTATGTGGGTCATCGATAATAAGCAAATCCGCCCCTCGTCCTGTGATAGAACCGCCAACCCCCGCTGCAAAATATTCGCCACCATGATTTGTCTCCCAACGGCCTTTTGCCTTACTATCTTCTCTTAGTGTAACATTTCCGAAGATCTGTTTATACTCCTTGGTGTTCATTAAATTACGAACTTTGCTACCGAACCTTGTAGCTAATTCAGCGTTGTGAGATACCTGCATTATTTTCATCTTAGGATTCCTTCCAATCATCCAAGCGGGGAATAAATAAGATGCAAATTCTGATTTAGTATGTCTAGGAGGCATATTGATAATGAGCCTCTTTTCATTATTAGCGGCTATTTTTTGAAACTCCTCAGCTATTATTTGATGGTGCCCATATCTTTTTGGGTCCTTTGTTTTACGATAAATAAAATCTTGCCAAACTGTTTGAGCAAAAATTAAAAAATCATCTTGGCATAACTTGATCCACTGCAATTGCTTTTGCAAAATTAAATCTTTTAATTCGTCTTCTGTAAGGTTTTCTAAGTTCATACCGTTTGGGTCCTTAGTATATGTATGTATATTGCTTTGTAAACCTCTTTTGCAATTTGCACAGCGCATTTTACGGGGTTTTTTGATTGGGAAAACCTGTTGGAGTTTGTAGCTACAGGTGAGCCTTGCATACACCAATGGCGCTATAAAAGCGCCATCAGTACAACGATGTTAATTATTTAGCTGTTGGATAAGTGTAGAAAACTTATCTAATATTTTTTGTTTGAACTCATCAACGACTTGGTTGCCTTGATTTTCAAGAATATGTTTCTCAACCTCTCCCTGTAGTAGTTGAAACATAATTTCGTAGTTGAGTTGTTTTTTACCATTAGCGTCTATGTGCAACGCTGACTTTTCAGTTGGCTTGTTATTGCTAACTCGTTCACTCAATACTTGGGCAATATTAATTAAACTATTTGTCATTAGTATCTCCTATTGCTTTGTATTCACTATAAACCAATTCAGTAGTGAACTTGTTAAATAAATCGTTATGGGCAATCTTGAAATTTGCTGTTTCAAATTTCTTACGCTTACGATTTATTTTCTGAACACCAAAAGAATTACCATCTTCATCTTGGACAATAATTAAATTTTGGTTGGTTCTATCGAACACATTAACAATATTTTGTTTCATTGTGTCGATCTCTTTAGCTAGTCTATTAGACTTTAGCTTTAGTTGAGCATAAGCTAGGACTACTTTTTTTTCATCTTGCTTTAGCTTTTTTATCGCTTGTGTCATTTTTAACTCCTTTGTTAGTTTGACCTCTAACTCTTATCAAATCCCATACTTATTGCAATAGTTAATTTAACTTTTTTTTGTCTAATTTTTTAAGTATTGGTTCAACCTCTAATTGTATAAAATCGCTGCCAACTATTTCTTTCAATCTGCCTGCCAACTGGGTTAACTCTGCTGTAACTCTATCTTGTTCAATCTGTCCAGCTTTACGAGATCGAGAGCGAGGCGAGGCGACAACTGTCGCCTCTGCTTTTTTATTTTTCGACATTACCAGCTGCACCAATATTCAACGACCTTTTTCTCATCTATCGCCTGCTCACAGAATTTGAGAAACTTGATGTCCTGCTCTTTGTATTCTTCGACACTCTCTTTCTGAAATTGTTGACCCCAAAAGAAACCATCAGTTGCGACATAATCCTTATAGCCATTTTTGATACACTCCCCCAGTTCCTGCACAACTTCCTTTGTCATATAACAAGGTGCTTCTTGGTCGGCATTAAAACCGAGATGCTTGAGAAACCCCTCAACTTCTACTTTAGGGTTTTGCTCTGCCCACTTGCACGACATAAATTGCTGAAGTCTTGCGTGCTTTCTCCAAACGAAAACTTTTTCGGTTTCCTCTTTATCGTCATCAAAGTATTTTTCCCAATTTACCTTATGACCTCTTAAATGTGCGTGTTGGTCTAATCCCATTTTCTCTCCTTTGTTTGTTTGATTCGTCATCTTATCATATCCCATCAATATAGCAAGAACTATCTTTTAGAATCGTTCTAAACTACGAAGTCTTCCTGAAGGAAGTGCCGTGAGCAGCACGGGAATTACTTAAGATATAAGAAAATCAACATAACCAGCACGAGAACGAGGTTACCAAACCTTGGAGCTAACAGGTATGCCAGCAGTAAAAACCCAACTAAATGTATCATTATCTACACAACAACCAGGGAAGTGCCATCTGGCCCTGGAGGGCCCGGTAACCAATGTAAATTCTAAAACCAAACGAGACGAGGCGAGAACGACACGACATTAAGAATCTCCTTTAACACGATAATCCATCCAACCAACTGCTTCTTCGACACCTTTGATGAATGCCTCCTTCTGCTGCACGGTATCAAAGTCGTATCTCTTCTCCACATCGTATCCTCTTCCCCACACGAGGGTGATGCTGCAGCCTGAAGGTACTTCTGACTCCTTCCAACTGTTTCCGTTGGCAATGCATTTGCTGCCACGAGGACCGGTCAATGCGTAAGTCTTACCCGCATCAGGTTTGTCTTTGTTCTTCATATTTTTCTCCTTTGTTAATTCTTACCTCAGGTCTAGCACGATTTACGATACACGAGCCCACGCGTATATGCTGGCGGTGTATCCACCTACTAGACCAGAGATTTGACCAGTGACCGAGTAGCGGAAAATAAATTTTCAACGCGTCGCCCACTGATCCTAGGTCCATTACTGTAGCTACCTTGCAAGTGGCAATGGACCAAGGATCAGCACCTACACTAAAGTAGATTTTCGGACAGGGGTTCCCAAAACTTCACCCTTTCGGACTCAGTCCGCTGATCTCAGGATCAGTAGCGCATTTTACTTTATCGCGCGACGCTTACTGATCCATTTCTAACATAAGACCAGATGGGATATTTGTCAACAGTTAATTTTTATTTTTTTTTTACCAACAGCTCGTGATGCCAATGAAGTTGCCAGCAGCAGGGGCCCAGACTCAAATGTAAAACGAGAACGACACATTTCCCTTTCTAAAACGAGAAACGAGCTCCCAACAGGATCCCGTCCCAGAGCCCCGTGTCAACTAACAAAGGGAAAAAAACACGGAGCTCTGGCACGAGAACGAGGTCACAGGTCAGGGTGCATGTGCCATGCGCTGCCTGGAAGGGGATGCTGGTTCTTTTCCTAAACGAGAACGAGGTTTCTTCGTTAAACGAGAACGAGCTCCTCCTGACGCTGCACCGGGTACCTGGAGCATGTAACTCTGGACCGTTGGCCAGTCATACGGGAACGAGAACGAGGCACGAGGTTTCAGTAAACGAGGATCGGTGAACAGGGACACCGGTTCGTACAGTTTAAGGACTCTCTCAAAGAGGGCTTTACCCAAGTTTTCATGCAATACAAATACAGAACCACCAGCTTTAATATATTTATTAATCCATACAATTTGCCATTTATTTAACGCTGGAAAACTGATGTGATCTGATTTTAATTCTATCCAAAATATTTTTGTTTTTGCAACTGCATGAACATCAGGTATTCCGTTAATTGTGCTAGATTCTATGCGGGTTAAAAAGCAATCAGTCAGTCCTTTTTTTACCTTTTGCCATAAAAGACTTTCGGGGTTTTTAACATTGTTTTTGTAGTCAGTATTTTTATATTTTTTCATGTGAAACATCATTTGTATTTGATAAAGTCAGTAACTCTTTTGAACCAATAGCACCATCACAAAATGTATTAAATGATAGGCTGACCCTATCTTCCTCACCCTCATTGATAGGCACACTATGTCTTAATGATGATGGAAATAATATTAAGTCCCCTGGTTTACACAAAACTTTAAAAACTTCGGCGTTGATTTGATTATACTTAATTACATTAAGTTTTAAACTATCCTGTCTTTCTCTTACAAAATGTATAGGTGGTAATTTTTCATTTATTTGAAAATACATAACACCGGATAAAATGCTATTTGGATGCACATGCTCGTGATGAACTGATCCCTTAGGATTACGATTAGCCCAGGATTGTGTTATTCTGACTGTTTGGTCTGAATTTAATACATCTTTAACAAATCTATGTATAGCCAACTCAATAAATACTTTAATGTTACACAACTCATTATTTTTTAATAAAAATGTATCTTCAGATCTAAAATTACCATTACCTTTTTGTTCTAAAAAATTAACTGATTTAAGATAAGATAATTCTTTTTCAACAGATTGGCCATAAGGCACAACTAGTAAAGGTGTAGGAAACAAGCGTAATAATTCTACATTCATTTTGTAGATAACTTTTTAATTTTTATAATTACAGAATTTGGAATAATAGTAGTATTACCAATCTCAATAGTTCCATCATCGTTTTCAGAGTAATCACCAAATATTCTTGTTATGCCTTTAGATTGACTTAGTAAATGACCTTTGGTTACACAAACTGGAAGTTTCGCCTGGAGGCAACTAGAAATATTTTGCCATGAGCTGTCTGAGCAAATGTCGGTCCATTCAACTGACACTAATGGATATTTTTCTTGCCAAGTTTTTGCCTTTTTATTTATACTTATTTTTCGTTTCAACACTAACAACTCCTACAGATGTATTTAAATTTGGGTTATGTTTTTCGTTAAAAGCTCTAACGAATTCAGACCAACTAGCTTTCTTCCACTTTGCCTTCGATGGTTTTTGCGTTGTACCCATCGATTTTTGTCGAAAGCTCTTGTAATTTTTTCTCAAGCTCATCTCGTGACATACCCTCCAATCCAGTTACTCTAACTTCTTTCTTATCAACATAAGCACCAGCTAATTGTCCTGATCTATATTCTGCATTTATTGCAGCAGCATATTGATCTTTCTTCTCAGCTTTGTCTGCTAGTCTTTCTAATCTTTTGAATCGTCTAAGGTTGTCACCCTCATACATCTTAAGTTCTTTACTAAATCTAGTGTCAAAATATTTAGCAACATGTGGATTTAATCTTCTACTAAGTAATCTAGATGCTATTGCAGAGTAATCATTTTCGTTCTTACAAACATATCCAGCTCTTTTTAAGGCCTCAGCTTGTGTGATGTTACCCCAATCTTTAACATAAATCTCCACAAACATTTTTTGTTTTGGAGTTAAGTCATCTACAGTTCTTAATTCTTTCTTCTTTAGACCCATTACTTTCTCTTCCTTTTAAACCAACTTAAAAATTTTAAATCACTAAAATAATATGCAATATCAGCGGCACTCATTTGGTCCGTAACAATACAGTCATAAATATCATCGTAATCTTTTCTTTTTATTTTTGCTCTTTTCATTTTATGCACAAAAGTTTTTTATTTTTACCGGCTCTACTCTGCCTGAATCATCTCTTTTTCTATTAGGCCATTTACAATTAATAGTCCAAACATTTTCTTTATCTTTCTCTCCTGAAACAATTACAATTTCATGACCTGTCTTAGTGCTTCTAACATGATGTTTTAAATAATCTCTTACTTCTGTTTTGGTTTTTCGTATTCCCATAAAATCAACAATCCTATTATAAATAAATAAATCAAACTTATAAGCCCAACGCTTATCAATATTTGAGATACCATAAATTATACTATATAGATTATTTTAACACCTGACTACAATCTAAAAATGTTTTGATTGCGTTCCCGCAAGACTGATGTCCCTTAGGGACACCATAGGGACACCACAGGGACACCTCTAAAATAGACTATTATCGTTGGTATACTTGACTAATAGACTAATAGGGACAGCAGGGACACCTGTTTGACCCCCTGGGGTATATTTTATTGAATAGGGGTCTAGATAATCTATATAGTAGAAATTTTCTGGTAAAGATGTTTGGCTTATGGTATTAATTAGCTATGTATAACTTTATGTTATTCATAATAACTCTTGATCTGGGGGCAGCCTACTGCTCTCTTTTTGTTTTGACAGCCCCCGGGTCTAAATTTGTTAGGCCACCGTGACTAAACTTTAACTCTTTAAATTTATTTTTTTAATATTTCCCATAATCTCTCGCCTTTTTTCGGTATCCTTTATTGACCTATATTCCTTATATAAATTTCTGTATTTCACCCAGGCCAACTGTCTTTTGCTAAATGTCACTTGTCCGTTGTCATGTAACTTTTGGTAACGATCTGTTATCATCTCAGGGTCGAAACCGGCTAACCAACAAATCTGCTCGAATACAGCGGTAGGATTTACAAACCAATTATGGGCATCAATTTTATAGTAACTCTCACTCTTAGATGGATTAGAATTTAAAGCGTCCTCAAAGGCCTGCACTATGATAGCTTGGAACAGACGCTGCTCAGGCGGCCTGCTACTATCTACTAACTGAGCTGATATTTTAATGCCCAAAATTTTTAACAAGCCTGGAGAAAAGCTCACGATAATGCCTTTGAATGCTTATCGGAGACTGCAAATCAACTGTAAAATAATAATCCTCTAGCGATTCTGCTATGATATCCGTCCGCTCTCGGCCGTTGAGAGTTTTACAGAATTCAACTGTAGAATCAGCTATTTCTTTAAGATTATATTTAGTATCTTTGCTCATACGCATAACCACGGTGTGGGAAAAGATATGGATGTGAAAGTACACCGTGGTCACGCATTCTTGACAACCAGTTTTAAACCTTTTGCCTGAGCTACTCGCTTTCGACCTGATTGCCATCTAGACTCGATTTTGTCGAGAAAAGATAAACTGAAATTTCCTAAACCAAAGTCATTTCCACAATATAACTGAAACATTAAACTTGTTAATTCATTATAAGTTTTCTTATTAGGACAAATCATTACTAATTTATCCAAAGATTCATTTAATGCTTCTTCACTACTTTTTTTAGCAGTTTTACCCACTTAATCTCCTTATTAAAGTTAATTAAATAGTATTCGTTATTCGTTGGAAATAAGGTGTTTTGAAAGCCTCACCTTTTCATTTAGGCTTAGAAATACGTTGATTCGATTATTATAAAATTTGTGACTTAATTGCAACAGTTAAATTTAAAAAATTTGCGGGTATTGAGTCAGTAAGGAGGTAATGTTATGAGTAAATAATTAATGGGGGTCAGTCTCCCAACCCCCAATCAACCCCAGGTTCAAGGTTAACCATCCAACCTGCAGGTCTATTTACCGTTCAAGAGTTTCTTTCCTTGATTTAGTAAATTCTCTTTCATAGCTGCATAACTTTTATTTTGTTTCCTAGCTATCTTTTTAATTTCTTCATCAACCAATTTAGCTATCATACTACCTGGTCTTCTAAAACCATTCTTACCCATTGCTCTAATAATGCAGTATGAATCAATATCTACCGCACAACTTTTCCATTTATTTATATCCATTTTACCTCCTAAAAAAATATTAAATAAGTTAAACCACCAAATAAAAACAATAATATTTTAGGTGGGAGTAGCATTAAAAAAATTATTAATACTATCTCAATTAGGTGTCTGTGCATCTCTTCTGTCCTTTCTACTTTCTATTTCATCCCATAATAAACTACAAGCCACATCACTATTAATTAAATAAATAGGCATATCAGTAAAGTTAAGAGAACAAGAAGTTAATCTTCGCATTTGGTCTTGGAAATGTGGATCTGAATATTCCATTTCAGCACCGGATGCTGTGGTTATATGTGTCTTGGATAGTATTTCATCTATCTCTTTTATCCAATTACTCCAAGCTTCTGATTTAGATTTAATTCCGTTCATATATTCTCCAACTAGAAAAACAAGATAAGATTTTATCTAACGCTTCGTGAAACTTAATGTTAGCACCTAAATTGTCTTTACAATTAAACTCTCTGTAAAGTTCATTATTCACGTGTAATGATATTTTATTTGTATCTTCATCAAGAGTAAGAACAAATTTTCTTACTTTTGATTCGTCTCTGTCTTTTTCTTTCACCCATTCAGGCTTTAAGACTAAGGGTTCAACTGTAGCTGTTGCTCCAGTCGTCACACCTTCTATTTTTTGATCATCTTTCATGGTATCCTCTTTGTTAGTTTTATCTCAATATAATATTTTTAATGGGATATGCAAGGATAATTTTATGAAAATTTTACTTACCCTCATTATGTGTAGTTTTACAACTGGTGAATGTATAGCGCCTTATCAAGTAAAACAACCATTTAATGATATGCACGATTGTCTTATGATGGGCTATCAAATGGCACAAGAAAAAACTAAGGAACTAGGTAAGGAAGAAGTAAATAAACACGGTATTTACATTAAATTTTATTGTAAAGCAGTGCCTGAGGCCTAATTATTCACAAATAAAGCCTTGAATGGTGCCTCTACCATCATTTAAATACCAACCATTTTTCATTGAATCTTCAAACTCTATATACTTTGAAATTGCTTCTCTATGATCATCAGCAAACAGTAAACACTCATGCACAGACATAGATCTTGAAAGACTATATCTTTCCTGAACTAATGTTCCATCAAATAATAATATTAATAAAACTAAAGTTTTTGCCATTTTGCTCCCAAATTATTATATCATCTTTTTGCCTTAATCTACAATGTAAGGTGTTGCATTTATATCACATTTTGCTATATAATACCTTATGAAGCTTTATCGCGTCCAAGCAAGATATAAAAATATGTATTATAATGGGATGCTTGAGGCCAAGAACGATAAGGCTGCTCTTGACACGTTTGCGAATGGCGTTGAGTCAGGAGAAATAAAGGGTAATGAGGAATCTTTTTATAGTTCTGAAAGACCTGTAATAACATTCGAGGAGGTTGATAGAAATGTCTCTACAAGAACTAGTGGCGAAAAAACTTCAGCTGGAATCCAAGTGGGCAACACAAGCGTTGTCTCAGGGCAGAGTAACTCCTGACATGAAGTGGATCGACATTAAACTAAAAGATGTAAAGGTCAAAATCAATGAACAAAGTGTTATTGATGCAAAAGTTGATCTTTTACAAAAAGCAGGTTAAGCTTTTAAAAAAACTAATTTTCTTCCTAAGGTTAATGCGCTCTAAATTAAAATGATCAAAACTCAAGTCATAGATAATTGGCTAGAAAAAGATTTAATTAACTTTTTACATACTTTTTTTCTACACCTGGCCCCTCACTTTTTTAGTCAAAGGTCCCATGCAGAAGATAAGGACAATTATTTTTATATTTCTAAATTAAATACTTATGATCCATTTAGTTTATATCTATCTAGTAAATTAGAAAAATTTTTTAAAAAAAATATTTTAATTGATGATATCTATGCAAATATTCAACATCCAAATATGGAAGGTTCCTTTCACTATGATAAGTGTGATGTAACTTGTTTGTTAATGGTAAGTGAAAGTTTAAAAGAGAATGGTCAATTCATTATTAAAGATGAAGAAATAATAGAATTTGTTCAAAATAGATTAATAATTTTTGATTCTAAAAAAATGCATAAAGGTGTTGCACCTGTCAAGGGCGCACGCATTTCATTAGCTTTTAAAATAAATTTTCAAAAAGACTAAAAAGCATTCGTTGTCGCATCTAGAATTAAACCCCTGCATTAGTGAGTCGTCTACTATTCAATAAAATAAAAAATCAAAAAAACGTCCATGTTATAATAGGTAAAAAATAAAAAAGGAGAGTTATGTTTTTATGGACACCAAAAATGATTAAAGAGTTAAAAGAGCAGGGTCTTAAAATAAAGTATTATGAATATGATCCTAGACTTAAAGATCAGACGTTTGAAGAGATTGAAGCTGAAGATCAGGAAGACATTGAGGGCACTCAACAGTAACCTTATGGGTCTCAGATAAATCAAACCAGGTTGTGATTACACGTTTATCATCACACCTGGGGCACTTATTCTTTTGCTTCTCCCCAACTTTTCCCAAGTGCAATGTCCACTTTAAATGGGACTTTGAGATATTCGATTGCATTCTCCATCTCCTTTCTTAAATTAATAATATCATTTTCTTCATTTATAGAAAAGCACAATTCATCATGTATTTGTAGTAATGGCTTAAAACCTTTTTTATGGCAATTAATCATAGCTTGTTTTGTTTGATCGGCAGCGGATCCTTGAATTAATCTATTTAATGCTTTGTATGTAAAGGCTCTTCTAATATTATTACCATAAATAGCTTTAGCCTCTGCGTATTGCATAGCTTTATTCATTCCAAAGGTAGCAGGCTCCCACATGTTAAATCGGCATTTACGACCCCTTACTGTTCGAATAAAGCCATATTTTGAGGCACTATTAGTTACAGCTTCGGCTAACCTTTTAACAAAAGGTACTCTAGTATGGTATTTACTTAACAAACTCTCTGCAGCATCTTTTGATATACCTAACTCTCTAGCTAACTTTGCTTTACCCATACCATAAAACAAACCTAAGTTAATTGTTTTTGCATTAGTTCTAGATATTCCAGCCATGTCAGCAACTATCTGATGAAAATCAGCTTCGTCACTTTCATAAGCTTTTATAAATTCATCAGCTCCAGTAAATGATCCATCAATATCTACAGAGGCAGCGTAATGAGCAACTAATCTTGGCTCTTGTTGTGAATAATCAAAGCTACCCCATTGTCTACCCTCCTCAGGTAAAAACAAACTTCTTATTTTATTACCGAACTCTTTATTTCTTGCTGGTATTTGTTGAAGATTTGGATTAGAATAACTTAAACGTCCTGATACAGTTCCGCCCTGGTCAGATCTTAATTGATTAATCTCTGAGTGGATTCTACCTTTGTGAACGTATCTTTGTATGGAGTCTATGAATGTTGAATGGAATTTATTTATTTCTCT